CACCGAATGCAAATGAGCATGCAAAAGATACAAAGAATCTAATACCTTCTAGTATGTTTACTGATATGATTGCAAGATATAATGCTTTGTATAGTTCGTAATCATCTACTTTAAGACCTAATAGTCTTCGTCTTCCTAACTCAATGAAATGGTCGTACTTTTCTGTAACCATTTCTGCTCTCTTGACGATTGCTTCTTCGTCTAGTATGGTATCAAATATATCACTTGGGTCTGCATACACATTCTTAATGATATGTGTATAAGACCTACTGTGTATGGTCTCCATAAAGTCCCAAGTGATAATGCAAGACTCAAGTTCAGGGAGAGTCACAAATGGTAGAAATGCTATGGATGGAGCTCTACCCTGAACTGAGTCTAAAAGGGTTTGATACCTCAAATTAGATGTGAATATATGTCTTTGTGCTTTGTTTAATTGTTGATAGTCTGCTCTATCTTTCTGTAGAGATACCTCTTCGGGTCTCCAAAAGAAACCTAATTGTTTCTGTGTTAGTTTGTCAAAGATAGGATACTTGAAGTCATCGAATCTCTGTACATTTAGTTCTTCACCAAAGAAAGGCTTTTCTTTTGTAAAATCTACTTGTTTTTTATTGAATACTGTCATGTGTTGTGTTTCACCTTTCTACTGTTCTCTTTATACTCTTTATACTTAAACTTAAAATTACCTTTATCAGGGACTTCTTTACCATCTTTTATCTGTACGAAGTTTGAAAAGTCATTTATGTAATCTGACTTATTAATCTGCATCCATAGTTCATTGTTATGCCAGACAACATCTGTAAACTCATTAAATGCTTGTCTGTATGGACTTGCATTATCTATAGGATGATATCTACTCTCTCTCCCATCAAATAAACATGGATTGTATAGTCCACTTTCTCTCTCTGCAACATCATGTAGATTATCACGGACAATATCTGCAACATGTGGTAATGAATTTACCTTCCCATTATAGTTTAGGAAGTGTAAAAATATGTGATAACTATTATCACCTAGTAGATACTCTCTCCAGTGTGCAACATTTGGCCCTTGATACAATAATAGGTCACCAACTTCTAGATCAATCTTTCTAGAGGTCTTTCTTTTTCTGATAGGAACTGCTTGAGTCTCATCAAATATCTCGTTAGGTCTGTTGATATAGTCTAAACTATTATCTACCCATATAGACCATGGTGTATTATCATCTGTATCATAATCTAAACATAGAGTTGCACTAATCTCACATGATGGTCTATCTGCATGAGCTTTTAGATATGCACCTCTTTCATATCTCCTTGAGTATGAATATGTCTCTTGTAAATCCATATCAATATGGTGTTTGAGTTTTTCCCATACCCATCTATGTAATGCAACACCAAACGGTGCATTATACATCGCCGTAGACTTGTTCAAAGAATCTTCGGGAGAATTATGTATAATATCTTGTTCCCTACTAATCTTCTGACCATATGAATCAGGGTCTAACTCCATGGTCTTCCATGCATCTAGAGTTAGATTGATGATTTCTTTGGGTATAAAGTTCTTAAGAACTACATATCCCTCTTTCCATAGATGCCATGTCTTAGGATTAGTCCTACCACCTAGACCCTTATCACCTATTGTTGCATCCTTTACAATGTATTCTATAGTTCTATCATCAAATTGCACAGGCATCGCAATCTTCCTCACCACCCTCAAACGGGTCATCATTGACAGCTGGTTCTATTTCTACTACATCTTCTACTTTACCATCCATGGTATTGTGGTAGTAGGATGTTTTCCAACCGTACTTATATGTTGTTAATAAATCTTTTGCCATTACTGATACTGGAACCTCGTTGTTCTCAAACAATTCAGGATTATATGACCAGTTACCACTGATTGCTTGGTCAAAGAACTTCTGCATGATTGCAACCACATTGATATAACCTTCGTTACTTGGCATATCCCATAGTAGGGTATAGGCGTTCTTCAATAAAGTATATTGTGGTACAACTTGTTTCAGTGTTCCTTTCTTACTCTTCTTGACACTCATATAGTCTCTTGGTGGTTCAATACCATTTGTTGCATTAGAGACCACGCTAGAACTCTCTGACGGCATCTGTGCAGTCAAAGTAGAATGTCTTAGACCATTCTCCTTAATCCTTTTCCTTAGACCTTCCCAGTCCATATTATACTTCGGTTTAACAAGTTCGTCAACGGACTTTTTGTATGTGTCAATAGGTAATATACCATCTGCATATTTTGTTCTATCAAAGTACGCACATGCACCTTTCTCTTCTGCAATGTTAGCTGATGCAGATAGAAGATAGAATTGGAATCGCTCTGTCAAGTCATGTACCAGTTCCAAAGCTTTGGGGTCATCATATTTGACCTTATTCTTTGCTAGATAATGTGCCAGTCCAATGTATCCAATACCAAGACTTCTTCTTGATAGTGTAGATACCTCTGCAGCTTTAACTGGATACTCTTGAAAATCTATCAGTTCTTCAAGTCCTCTCACTGCTAAATCACAAAGTGATTCCATTTCTTCTTCTTTTACAATACCTACATTGATTGCACTTAAAATACACAATGCAATCTCACCTTCACCATCTATGTGGTCAATAGGGTCTGTTGGTAATGTAATCTCTTGACATAGATTACTCATGTTCACCTTGTCTTTAAATGAACTATGAGTATTACTATGGTCTATGTTCATAATGTAGATACGACCAGTCTCTGCTCGTTCTTTTAGTAAATCTGTAATCAGTTCTCTTGCACTGACTTTTGTTTTGGGTACAGAAGTTGCTCTCTCATACTTCTCATACATTTCATCAAACTCAGGTGTACCAAATGCTTCATACAAGCCAGGCACCTCATGTGGTGAGAATAATGTTATTTCTCCGTTTTCCAAAAACCTTTGATAAAAGATTTGGGATAGTTGGATTGAGTAGTCAAGCTTTCGAACTCTGTTGTCTTCTGTTCCTTTGTTGTTTTTGAGGACAAGAATGTCTTCGATTTCTTGATGCCAGATTGGAAAGTGGACTGTAGCACTTCCACCTCTGACCCCATTCTGCGTACAGCATCTAACTGTTGACTCAAACTTTTTGAGGAATGGGATAATCCCAGTATGTTGGACTTCACCACCCCTAATCTTTGAACCAATTCCCCTAATGCGTCCAGCATTAATTCCAATTCCCGCTCGTTGTGCAACATACTTTCCGATTGCATGGTCACTTGAGAAGATACTTGGTAGTGAGTCATCGGTGTCAACGAGAACACATGATGCAAATTGTCTGAGTGGAGTTCTAACACCCGCCATGATTGGTGTTGGTATGTTAATTTTGAAATTTGATATGGCGTCGTAGTACCGTTTGACATAATCTAGTCTTACCTTTTTGTCGTAGTTTTGAAATAGGGTCATTGCAATTAACATGTACATAAATTGTGGTGTCTCATAAACATCACCACTTGACCTGTCTTGCACCAAATACTTGTCCACTATCTGTTGTAGACCAGCATATGTAAAATTTAAGTCTCTTGAATGTTTGATATATGAATTACATTTACCAAACTCTTCTACAGTATACATCTGTATAATGTTTTTATCGTATACACCTTGTTCGATGTTTCTTTCTACGATATCTAGTAATGGTGGATAGATTTCACTGTCCTTCCACTTGGTATTGAATACTTGTTTCTGAATTGCAAACAATAGTAATCTTGCAGCTACAAACTGATAGTTTGGTGTATCTGTTGATATTAAATCCTGTGCAGATTTAACTAAAATAGATTGTATTTCTCTAGTTGTGATACCCTCATAGAATTGTAGACCACTGTTCATTTCCACTGCTGATTCAGCAACACCTGTAATATTTCTACAGGCTTTCTCTACCATTCTGTGTATTTTATCTAGATCAATTGATACCTTACTACCATCTGTCTTGATTACCTTGATTCCGCCATTACCATTTTCCACTAAATGCACTCCTGAATTAATGCAACGATTTGTGGAGTTGTCATGCCACCTAAAATCATTTCGTTTATATCTTTATAACTGGTCTTACCAGCCCAATCAACCACTATCCAACCATCTGCGATTGCTTCTTGTTTACCAATTTTATCTGCCAAGTCATCGTTATCATAAACGAGAACTGCCATAGATTTCCAACTCGTATCTAATTGAGTCCAATCACATGTAGCACATGCATTCGGTAAGAATGCTGAGTCTAATTCTGACTCACATACAAAGATGGTCTTACTGGTGTCTATCTTGTCTTGGTTGTATACCATTTTTGCATCAGTAGTTAATCTCCTACCCTGATACCTCATCCCATCTGTAACAGAATCAAGTATTGACCTTGTTGTGAATCCAACAAGATTACTTGATAAGTCCCTGTATGGGAATACTATTCTAGGTTCATTACCTAGTGGTACTGTCTGTCCGTGTGCCCACTCAATACCCGCTTTAACCATAATACCAGTAGATGTCTCAGGCTCGAGAGTTTCATCACCCCATAAAACTGAACAATCAGGGTTGGCATATATGTCGTTAATGAATCCTTCGGGTATGAGTCTATCTTGTAGGTATTTCTTGGCGGGAGTATAGTCCGATGCTTTCATTATTAAGTTATCTAAGTTCATATTTTTTTCCACTCCTGAAATTTTGCTTTTGCTGAGAGACCGTTATATGCATTCTCAAGAATGATATCTTTTACTTCATCTGCAGAAATACCAGCCATAACCATATCATTAATATCTTTATAGTCTGTGACCCTTCGATCATCCCATATACATACAGTCCATCCATCCTCAATTGCATCATCGATTTTCATATGAATCTGTCTATTTCTAGGTTCGTTGTCGAAGATTAATATTCCATTCTTTTGAAATTCTTTATCAATCTTTTTGAAATCACTTCCACCTACTGCAATTGCATTGGGAAGGAATAAACTATCTATTGGCCCCTCAGTTACAAAGACAGTTTTAGTTTTGTCCACATTGTTTAGATTATAGATGAGTGGAACATCATCTAGGAACCTCATAGTCAAATATCTAAGTGGTGAATCATTGATTGCACGACCTGATACCCCGACCAGTTCCCCATCCTCCTGAAAGAATGGTATTACGATTCTTGGGTCATTACCTAGAACTCTGTCTTTATACTTATCTGAAAGTATGTTTAGACTTTGTGCTTGAGGTACAAACCATAAATCTCGAATCTTTGACTCAGGAATCTTCCTAGATTCTAAGAAATCCCTTGCAACTCCTTTCTCGTTTGCTGGAAAGCAGACTGCTGTCAAGTCGATTCTCTTCATATTTAGAACTTCTGTACGCGGAGTGAACTTGAAATCGTTTGCACTCCGTGTCTTTTTACTCCTAGGTTTCTTACCTGTTTCTTGTAGCCATTCTTTTATATATTCTTTATGAATGACTGGAAAATGGTCTTTAAGGAAATTGACACTTGAGGTAGATTTACCACAATTATGACACTTGTAGACAAAGTTTTGTCCTACAGTAAAATGAAACCCTCGAGCCTTGTATAGATTCTTTTGTGAATCTCCACAATAAGGACATCGATGGTTTAGTGTATTATCATTCTTCCACTTGCCCATTTCTACGAGTGAGACAATCTGTGAAAGATATTTTCTTTCCAACCATAGCATACCTACTATTATACAGTAGGTTTTGGTTTTTTACAAGGTGTTTTTTTGGATGTCGTCCATCTTTTTCTTAGGGACTTGGAGAACATATCTGTTCTCTACAACCTGTGGTTTCTCTTCCTGAATCCTACGATTCATAAGACCTACAGATGTGACGAGTAAGAGGATTGCCAGCGGGTCAAATACGAATATCAGCGCAAAGATTACCCACCTTACGGCATTGTCAAGGTACTTGACAGATTCGTCTTGTCCGTATATAACCTCTGCAACATATTTAATTGGCCCTATTTCACCCTCTTGTTCTAATTGTTTTCTTTCAAGAGGTAATTTATCCTCATTCAATTTTACTATATCATCTACTATTATGTCAATATCATTTGCGATTTCTATTCTCTCATCTCTCTGTCTTCTGTCGATATAGTTTCTGTCCTGTGGTCTTGCAGTGGTAATGATATTATCTAAGTTTGCAACTCTATCTTCTAGTCTGTTTAGTTGAGCTTCTTTTGCACCGATTCTTTTATCGATGATTGACATCTCTAGTGAGTATGAGTCACCCACCAGTGTAGTTTCAATGTTTGCTTTTGATAGGTATCCAAATATACCCAGTGATGTGATTAACATGAGTACCACCACCGATAAGGTGAGATAGTATTTCATGTAGTTTAGTCTGTCCCAAAATAGATGTAAGTATGCAGCTGTGACAATCTTACCGAACTCTAGTGTGGACATCATAACTATCGTACCCATGTATGCTCCAGCAAATATGGTTGCCATACCTATGACTGAGAAATATGCAGCGATACCTGCGATTCCGATACTTGTTAATAAAGCAAGATAGTTCAAGAATTTCATAATTTAAAACCGTTTTAGGAGTTCATCTTTCTTTTTCTTTTTCTTCATTGTAGGAGGCATGGATATTCCAGCTCCTGTAGCATTCACTGGTGCATCTTCTTTCACCAATCCCATGTTTAAGAAGTCAATCAACTCCTCCCCTAATTTAACTCCAGCATCATAGTCTGACGGATAATGTAATCCTGCTAATACTCTCCCGTATCCACATATCTTTGCACCCTTAATGAGTCCAGCTCTGTGCTGTGGATATAACTTTGCAAAATACTCTGCAACCACTAATGGTTGTACTGTATGTCCTGATGGATAAGCTGGTGTGTTACTTGTTCCTGTTTTGAATTTGTTTAGTTCCATACCCAGTGCCTCTGCAACTTGATATGGTCTAGGTCTGTTATAGAAGTTCTTATAGTGTCTGATGATTGGTCTGCATTGGTCTTCTATAAATTCTATAGTGTCTTCATCATACTCTAGATCGTTATCATCCATGTATTGTTTGATGTAGTATGATGCATCCTCATCACAATTGATGTACTGTTCTTTTGATTCATCAGTACAGTTTTCAATCTCTTGTTGTATCTTCTTAATCTCATTGACTACAGCTTGTCCTGTAGGGGGTGAACCAATATCGATTGTTTCCCAACCTGTATTCCAAATCTTTAGTTTCTTATACTTGGGTTCTTTAAGCTCTCTTTGAGTCTTAAAGATCATCCCAGTTAGTTTTAATACATTCTCAATAAACATCTTCTGCACTCAATAAAACTCTATTCTCACCAACATAACCTTCATAAACTGCAACACCTAATATGTGTTCTATCTGTCCAGTCACTTTGACTGCAGTCCTAGGTTTATAATCATCTAATCTATATCTAAGGTTATATGTACCCTCTGATAATGTTGGGAAGTTTACAGCTTCTGTTATGTGGTCGGGATGTAATAGTTCATTATCTTTTAACATCCTATAGAACTTCTCGTATAGTTCTTCACCTTGTTCATCTGTTAGTCCACATCCTTCCTTGAGTAATGCAAGGGCAACAGCGTATGATGCAAATTGTGTTTTACCGAAAGGAACTTTCTCTATGATTCTTTTAAGATTAAATACCAATCTATGTAACATAGTCATAGAAGACTTTTCCATTTTTGTAAATGGAACATTCCTAACCTTTACACCATCTTTCATGGTGTGGGTAATTCTTTTTCCGTCCTTGTCTATAAAACCAAATGCATATGCTTTTTGTTTATTAAAAGGTGTAACCAGTAACTTAAGGATACGGAAGACTATTAATGTGTCTATGATTCTCATAGAACTATTTATAGCTTTTAGAGGTCTCTTAATCTCTCTGCAAGCTTAGTATCTAACTTGATGTCTGTTTCCCATCCTTCTTCTACCAACCCCAAGTATATTAACATAGTTTTGATAGATGTCCAATAGGCTTTATCTTTTATTTTGAACTCTAACATTCTCATACATGCATCGTAACCGAATACATTGAATAGACATATTAGATGGTTGAGCATGAGTCTTTCCCTCATCTCACCGTTGTTGTGGTATCTGTGTAGTAACCGTTTAAGGTATCTGAACCGTCTCAAGTCCTCTTGGAAGTCTTCTAATGACTCACACTGTGGGTCATCGTAATGCTTCATTGCGAAGGATGAGAAGTTTTTTGCTGTGATTTTATCAAATAGACTCATAATATAGAAGTATGTAGGTCACCCCGAAGGGTAAGTATACGGTGTCGGTCTTGGTTTCACTTGAAACTTCCCATGGTGTCTCACGACATGAGGGTTGTTTTAAATTATTACTTGGATTAGTATCGGCACGACCCGTTATACTAATGACCCGTATACTTTAAAGCTACCGTTAGGTAACTGTTCGTATCTCACACTAAGTGAGACAACCTTCTCTTCCTTTTCGATTTCATCGATTTCACTGTTGCCAGTTTTACCAACGATTTCTCCATATCTAGAGAAGTTTAGATCGAATTCTCCTGACTCGGAGAACTCTAATTCCTCATCTGCAGACTGAGGATTTAATCCTATTTGAGATAATTTCATCTTCATTTGTTCTACTGCACCCGCTGGGTTTAAGAACTCTGATGATGCAACATGTCCTAGTAATGCATTTACATGTCTTTTAACATCTGCATCTTCTAGGTCATGGGGAACACTTCCTGATGTTCTAAGGTCTAGACCTTCTTCTGTTATGAAAGTTTTAAATGTTTTCATTATTGCTCCACTGCTATTCCAACACCAAGTACCTCTGCATGTGCAGCGAATACTTCATCTGTTGGGTCTTTTACTATAATCTCAGTTGCACCAGCACCTAGAGAGAATGTCCCTATTAATGCAGCTGCACTTGTTTCTATCGATACAAGTCTCACTGTGCTACCTGAGTTAACAACTCTAACATGAGTTGATGTATTAAAATTAGAACCGTTAGTGGAACTTACTCCACATGCAGCTTCTGAACCTAAAACTTTAACCTTCATTATATTCTCCTAAACCTATGCTACAACAGTAATTGTTCCAGCTGCAGTTCCTATACTCGCCACATTAGTAATTGTTGCATTACCACCACCGACACTGTCAACGATTGTTCCACCGTTTAGTGACATGGCGTTTGCACCAATACTTAATACATCGTCTGCATCAGTTGCTGCGTTACCCGCTGCAATTGCAAGTTCAAATACGAGTTCGTTAGTTGTTGAACCACTTGCATACGATAATGTATGGTTTGCATTAACACTGTTAACAACAGTTAATTGTGGTGTTCCACTTACAGTTACATTCTCGTTAAAGAATACTTTAACGGATAATGTTCCACCATCTGATTTATCAAATGCTGTTGTAACGAAATCAATTTCTACAATATCTGCTTGTCCAATACCAACTGATAGGTCTGCTCCAGTTGCGACTAAAATCTCCTCTAGGTTTCTAGAACCTACAGTTTTCTTTAGAACCCAACCTTCTGATTTAGCGATACAGTTCTTTTTATCTGCATCCGATAAGTATTTTGGTTTACTCTCGTCTGCGTCTGATACTCCCCATAATGCCATTTTTCTATCTCCTAACTTGCGATTTTCAATATTTGATTGAAAGTCTTTTTAAATGATTTACTATCTTTTTGTAATAGTCTCATGTATTTATCACGAATGGGGGCCTTAACAGACATTAAAATGTCATGAACTTTTACTGCATCTGCAGCTTTGACCTTGACCTTCTTCATGTCATCTGCTCTGACATCCCCGTTCTTATTTGTATCCTTGAACTTTCTTAACTGCATCAACATGTTTGCATCAGGTCTTAATTGTGTACCCGCTGCTTTACTGTTGAATGCATCGACAGCTCTCTGAATTACTTCGTCTTCCTGAGCTTCGGAATACTTCCCCCCACTCATAGTTGAAATCTTTTCTATCTTTTGTCTGAGTTCTTTCTCAGACTTTGACTTTGCAACTGCTCTTGCAATCTTCTTATTACCACCATCAGACATCATAGCAAAGTCTGCAGTTTTCTCCATGACTTTGGATACATCTTTTGCATCTTTTACATAACCTAACTTCTTAAGTTTTTCCTTAAAAAGTTTAGTTCTACCATCTGTGGTTAGAATCTTTTGTACTTCAGCTGCAGTCAACTTGGGCATTACAACGCACCATAAACATCTTTGTGATTTGAATACTTTCTTGATGACTGTCTCATCAAGTTATCAAAGATTCTGTTTCTTAAAGTTATTAACTCACTTGGCATAGAATTATATACTTTATGCATATCTTTGATACTGTCGAGTAGTTTGATTGCTTCTTTGTCTTTTAATGCTGTTGCAAGTAAATATAATGATTCATTATGGTCATTTCTATCTGTTAACTTTTCAATCTTTTGAATTATTTTTGGGTCTAATTCTTTCTTCTCTACAATAGTATCTTCTTCTATTGCATCTTCCCACATACTTCTGTATGAATCCATGACATTCTTTTTCTTTCTCTTGTCTTTCTCATGAACTCTTCTTCTCTGACCATCTGCAGATATCCACTCTTTCTTGAGGGATTTACCTTCTTTATCATACCCAGGCTTACCTGCTTTCTCTTTCTTAGAGATTGCAATTGCAGCTTGTTGTGCTTGGTTACCACCTTCTTTTATATGTGCAAAGAACTCACCCATCATATCATCCATGTAATCATCTATGACTTCGTCTGTTTGATCGGGGTCGTCTGAATTAATGTCTCCGTTTTCCCATGCAAGATTGTATAGTGCCATGTAAACTTTGTGCTTACCCTGTACAGGACTTTGTCCTTTCTTTGCAAGTCCTTCGATTTCTCTTTTATATTTCTTTGCAATATCTTTGAGTTTCATTGCACGGCGTTCTTCAAGTGATTTTGATTCTTCTACTGACTCACCTTTTACTTTGGCTGCAAGGTCTGAATCTGCTTTACCCCAAGTTCCTGAACTCTTGGTGATAAAGGAATTAACTCTTGCCATTGCCCACTGTGGTGCAGTAGTACCTGGCCTATGTCCTGTTTTGTACGCTGCAAGTCCTCTCTTATAAACTTGTTTTAGAATACCAAGAGGCATTCCTGACTTCTCTGCTTTATTCTTGAGACCTTCTTCGTTCTCTTGTAGTTCAACCTCTTCTTTCATACCCATGACTTTATGTGCAAGTTTAACAAGAACTTCAATCTTTGCTTTTTCCATCTTCTTCTTGTTTTGGTCATTTACTTTGTCATAGACCTGTTTGACTACTGATGCAGTAAACATATCAATCATAACACCACCAACTTTAGCTGCACCTTTAGTGTCAACTATCTTTTCTATGTCTGGCATTAGATTTTTTTCTGTGAGGTTCAATACATCTTCATGTAACATACCAACCATTTGATTGAATTCAAATGATTCGTTTGCATACTTGAGTGCTTTCTGTACATCTTTATTCTTTAGTACAGAATTACCGAAAAACTTTTTGATTTCTTTTTGTGCAACTGAAAACGCACCACCGAGGTCTAGTGCAACTTCTACTGCTTTTTTGATTTTTGCATCCTTTACTCTATTCTTTCTAAAGTATTGTGCAACTTCTTGACCTGTAAGTTTAGATTTACCGTAAGGCCCTAGTGGGTCGACTTTACCGTCTTTATCTAGAACTTTCTTTTCTTTTAACTCTTGGAATATGTTCATGGTTTTAATACCCGAATACCATATCGTATAAGTCGGGATCGTTTTTCTCTAGTGCATTTGCGATACCATCTCTGACCATGGTATCTAAAGGGTCGATTAATTTACCTAATGCTTTTAAACTTTTGGCAGTAAGGATTTCCATGTCATCGTACATTTCTGTCTCTAGACCTTTCTTAATCATGTTAGAAACTTCTTTTACTTTTTTTGCTTGGTCAGGGAAGTCTTTTTTCTCATCTTTTTCTACCTTTGCTAGAGCTCTAACAACTTTAGAAATACCTTTACTTTTATACTTTCCCTTTTTACCTTCGTCTAAAGGTTCAACTGATTCTGACATCTTGATTGCAACATCAGTAGCTTTCTTTAGTGACTTCTTATCACCTTTAAGTTTTACATTGTAGTGACCAGCAATTGCCTTCTCCATTTCAGCAGAGTCAACAAAGTTTTTGACTTTACTCATGAATCTAGTGGCTT